TCTTGTTAAACAGGGATTTGCACTGTTGCATTACATAATTGAAATCACTTCCAGTAACAATTCCAACTTTTGCGACCTTAGAGAGGGAAAGAAGGGCTTCTTCCATCTTTTTTTCAATTAATTGGCGTGGTGGGGTGATTGTTCCATCCATATCTAACAATACAACTTTATTGCTCATCATCAACTAATCCCTACTTATTTTGCATTAACTTTCGCTTCTTTAACCGACTCTTCTTCTAGGTCATAAAAGTCTTCTGCTTTACCGCTTTTATTTTCAAACTTTTGAATAACTTCCTCGTCTATTATCTGATGTACAATTTTGGAGAATTTTGGATCTGTTTTCATAAGTTTTGGAAATGTTGCTGCTTGAAACTTCTTTTCGTAACCCTCCAGAGTAAACCATGCTCCACTGTTTTTAAGTTTGTCAGATGGTTTAATTGCTGTCAAAAGGGATTCGTCATTTAAAATTCCAACCTGCTCTCCACCCCACAAGATTTTAAAATTACAAATTCGACCTTGAGTACCGAATTTAGATTTCTCTAGTTTGGCTTTTACTTCCGACCCTATTCTATATCCATTATCATCTTCAATAAAAGTCTTTTTACCTTTTAGGCCGGTGAGCCAAACTCTTAATGAGTAAGCATAAATAATCGCTTTGCCGCCAGGTGTAAACCAAGGTTGCGACAACATCATCATAGGGTTGGACGTGTTAATGTTTGTCTTGAGTTGGTTAAGAACTAGCAATGTTGACTGAGATTTGTTAAGTGCAACTGTCAGTTTCTGCATCCCCAGCGAAAGGACTCTTGGTTTTTGAGCCATTGATGCTTGTGGGTTAAAATCTTTTTCTAGATCTGCACGGCATGGGGTCATTGCTAAAGAATCCACAACGAACAAGTATCGATTGTCGGGATCGTTTGACATGCACAGCTCGGCGGTTTCAAGAACCATTTCGATGTCGTCGGGCTGAATGATAAGGATTTGATTATCACCTTCCATATCACAACCAAGTTTTTCAAGAAATTCACTTGTCATTGTTTGTTCGGAGTCAAAGTAAAGAACCTTGATGCCTTTCTTTTGAGCTTCTCGGGCAACCTGACCAGCCATATAAGATTTTCCAGAACTTTCAAGACCCGCTATTTCGGTTACGCGACCAACAGGAATGCCTGCTAGTTGGCCTCGGCAGATGATAGAGTCTAGCCAGCGCGAGCCCGTGGAAATCCAGTCTTTAATATCGGCAGGGCTTTCTTGATCTCCTGAAAAGGCAACAGTTCGGCCTGCTTTCTTGTTGATCATTTTTAAAATATCTTTTGATGAGAGTTTTCCGTCACCCATATATTCTCCTATAAAAAAAGAAAGCACTGCGACATTAGATTTTAACATCGCAGTGCTTTCAAAAACTAAATGTTTTTATTTACGCAGACAATTCGCGAATTGCTTCGTCTACACTACTGATTCCAACATCATCGACACTTGGACCATCAATCGGGTTTAGGAATGCTTCCAAAATGTTTTTAACATCTGTTGTTGATTTACGCTGAAATAGAGAATCAATTTCTGGAACCTGTTCCAGTATTTCTTTGATTCCCGCTTTTGAACTTGCCAAAGCTGAGGATTTTCTCTTGGGTACGAGATTTGTTTGAGGAAACGCACCTTTTGTCTTTGGAAGAGTATAATTTAAGGTAAAGTCCACACCAGAATCAGTGTCAGTAATATCACCATAATCAGGATTTAAAACAAGACCCAAAAGGGTTTCATAAATGGTTTTACCATAGCCCCAGATTTTCACACCTTGTTCTTCCTCACCACGCACAATTACAGGGGAGAAAAACCGTTGGCGAACAAAAAGAGACTTAGCCATCTTCTTGCTTTCTTCAGTACCCTCTTGCCACAGTTTTGATGCGAAATCACAAACTGGACAATTATCCCCAAATTGTCGTTTAGGGCAAAGAATCCCGCCACGAGCGCCTTCACCTAGATTATAGTGAAAGTGATATACTTTGAACGGATCCCCATCTTCGGTGGGAACAAGACGGATGTCTTGATCACCCTCTTGAGGTCGCCACCAAACATTGTCTGATTTAGATTTACCACCTGATTCAAGTTCCTGAAGTTTGGCCTTCATTTTAGCCATGTCTAATGCCATATTTATTTTCTCCTTAAGGTAAGATCAGCAAATATCCCAATCTTCCAGTTTTTATTTTTGTATCACCGATGAGTGATTTAAACAATAAATGTAATCTTGTTCATAATCAGTCTCGAAGATCCCATAAGTAACTCTAACACCATCTTCTTTCTTCAAAGAAACAGCATTTTTTATTTTACTCATGAGCGCGAAATCTGATTCAAGCTTTTCTTTATTGTGAGTGTAATAGTACACTATATCTGTCACGTTGTCAAGCGAAAAAAACATTCGTTCTTCATTTTTTTCTAAATTTGACATACCAACTGTTGTTAGTCTTGCTCCGGTTGGTAGATTACAGTAAGTATCTGTAATTGCTTGATTATTTTTATAAACATTAATCATGTGAATTGTTGAAACAATCATTTCATTAATCTTTTCATGATAATTTTTAACTGAAATATCACCAATAATATCGGCTATTTCTTCATTAGAAACAATGTACATTCTCTCGAAAACGCCAGACCTAGTATACTCTTGAAGTACGTTATACACTAATCGCTCTAGCTTAACTTGATCTTCGTTTAATAGTGACATCTCTGGTTTAATATATAAAATATTTATTGAGCACTTCTTTAGGTTTTCTAGAATTGATAGAGTTGCGGAACTTACTTTTCCTGAGCCTGCTAAAACAAAAAGAACATCACCCTTTACCCCCTTAAAGAATGACCTCATTGAGGGTATTTTTTCTTCATAATCTTCTAACTTTTGATGCTCTTTTATGGGGTAAGTATGTTTGGTCTTCTTCAGACCAACATCAATTTTATATGTCAAATATTGAGGAAATTGAGCAAACTTGTCGGCGATATTACAACCGGCTTTGCCCAGGCCAATAACTGCATCCATTATTCTGATACTTCCCGAAGAACATATTTTTTCTGAAATGCTCCACGTTTTAAGTTCTTTTTAATTCTTGCCCCCAACAAATCCCACTTGTTCGTTTCAGCGATTGTGACAACTACTTCATGGAGATCCGCCAATTCTTCAACACAAGGGTTTTCTTCAAACTCTTGGAGTTCTTCTTTTAATTTATAAATTAATCTATTTTGATATTCATTATCGTCGGCAACATAATAAGAACATTGCTTTCCCTGCTCTTTTATAATTGATGGAATTCTGTCTCTTACTAGTTTGTCATACTTTTTAATTGTCATTTGAACCTCTTCATATTTCCAAAATCTGTTCCAAGACTTGCATTTACTTTAAATTTTCCCATATCAGTATCGCTGAAAACATCCATCAGTTCTTGGATAATTTCTTTATCATCACGGGAAAAATCAATCACCATACTATCATGAATCAGCGCCATTGTAAAGGATTTTCTGTTTCTTAATATTTTATTTACTGCGATTGCTCTTCTCAAAAACACATCAGATGTTGTGCTCTGGATGATCGCATTCAGTGCGTGAAACTCGTCAGCCTGAACAGTTCTTCCAAACGGATTTTTAATTTGAGTCCCGTCCCAATATTTATTTAATGCTTTCTTTTTGTCGTAATATTTTTCAATCTGAGGGATTCCCAACGATACATTTGGTGGTCCATAAAGCCAGCCAAAAATCTTTCTTTTAATCTCATCACGATCAAACACATGATCCGATAATTTATTAAGAATTTGACCATGCCATTCGTGTATATCGTTATTTGGTTGCTCCTCTTCATTCAAAGCAAGCAAACATCTTAGCTCTGCCGCATTGAAATCCAATTCAATAAACCAATCATTTTTGGGTTTAACAATTTTTCGATAATTCTTATCCATCGTAAGGATCGGAAAAGAGTCACGTTTTGTGGTGAGACGCCCAGTGATAGTGCCAAATATATTATATTCAATGAATGGTCTGAGATATTTAACCTTGGCCTTAAACCTTCTAGTTTTGTATTGGTGTAGCTGATCGCTTAACTGACTCAAGTCAATACGCAATTTGTTACTCTCTATATCTGATATTAACTTGGACAATTCCAGTAAAAACTCATAATTATCTGGTTTTTCGTAATTGCTTAGAACATGTTCTGTTATTTGTGTCCTGAGATCAAAATATTTCATTGAAAAACTTTCAGGCACCAAGTCATAAAAGCAATAATCATAATGTTTTACTTTCGCCTCTCTAAATGAGTTGTAAAAAGCATGATGCTTTTTCTTGACTTGTTCCCACTCTTCTTTTATACTGTCAGGACAACACTGATCTAT